TCCATCATTTTGTCGCCAACAGCCCAAACCAGCCTGAACCAACCGTGATCAGCCACGACCGGCCAAGACTGGAAACGATCAGCCCGGACTACGTCAGCTCATTCGGGGGACTTGTGGGGGACATGGCCCAAAAGGTTCTTGGCGTAACACTCATGCCGTGGCAAAAGCATGTACTTGAAAAAATGCTTGCGGTTGACGCTGATCAGAAGTTTGTGCATCGCTCGAGCCTTGTGTCGGTCGCGCGGCAGAACGGTAAGACAACAATCATCCAGGCGCTTATTTTGTTTTGGCTTGTAGAGATGCCAAAGATACGTGGACAAAAACAGACGGTTGTATCTGGCGCGCACAGACTTGACCTTGCTTGCTTGTTGTTTGATGATCTTGCACCAATCCTTGAGGAGTACTACGGCGCCAAGATCGTCAAGTCGTACGGCCGTTATCAGGCCACCATGCCAGACGGCAGCAAATGGTGGGTCAAAGCATTAAAGCCAAACCAAGGCCACGGTATGAGCATTGACCTAGTAATTGTGGATGAGCTCTTTGACGTCAACCCCGACTCTGTAGAAGGCGGACTCCTGCCGGCACAACGCGCTCGCAAAAATCCCTTGGCGCTTTTCTTCAGCACAGCTGGGACTGAGGAATCAGTTCTCTTCCAAAGATGGCGAGAGGCTGGCATTCGAGCCATTGACAAAGGCGAACCGTCCACGATGTACATGGCGGAATGGTCGCCTGACCCGAGCCTTGACCCGTTGCGTCCTGCGTCATGGGCGTGGGGTAATCCTGCTCTTGGTTACACGTTGGACATGGACACCATTAGGCAGGAATCAACTAACCCTGATCGTGCGTCGTTCCTGCGCGCCAGTCTCAACCTTTGGGTGAGTGTTGTGCGCGGATGGATTGAGCCTGGGCGCTGGCCGTCATTGGAATACACAGGAGACGTGCCAAGCGGTGGGGTCGTGGCAATTGAGTCTTCGCTGGATGACTCCCGATACAGCGCGACCAGATGCGTCAACCTGTCAGACGGCCGAGTGCTAGTCACCGTTGCGTTTATTGCCGAATCAATAACAGAGCTGTGGGAGAACGTGCAACAAATCGCGTTAGACCCATCCGTTAGGTTTGCGCTTAGTCCTACCGTGGACGCTACCTGCCCGCCAAACATTGAGCGCCGCCGAGTCGTGGTCGGATACGCAGAACTAGGACGGTTTACACCGCTAGCAAAAAACATGATTGCCGAAGCGCGACTATTGCACACAGGAGAAAAACTGCTTGCCGAACACGTCCAGCGCGCCGTTGCCGTTCGCACCGACAACACAATTGTGCTCTCAAGCAAGCGATCACCTGGGCCCATCGAGTTAGCGCGCACAATGGTCTGGGGTATCGGCATGTGTGCCCGTCCAGTTACCTCGGGTAAACCCATGCTTGTTGCAGTAAATAACTAAGATGATCGCGGCGACCGCGCACCTTACCTTTTGTCGGAATCGGATAAGTCAGGCGCGGTTGCCACTTATATGACAAAGTAGGACTATGGCCATCTTCAACAAAACACGCAAAGCAGCGATAAGCCCAGCGCCTACCGTGGCAGCTGCCGTTGCTGGCGGGTACACGTCAAACCAATCTGGCGTCAGCATGATCGGCCAGTACTACAGCTACCAAGAAGGCGAAGCACGAAACAAAGCAATCAGCGTTCCAACAATAAACCGTGCACGCGATCTCATGGCATCGGTCATTGGTTGCATGCCGTTAAAAATGTATTCCGAAATGTGGAACGGCGATGAAATGGAAAAAATTAATCTTGCGCCACGTTCATGGTTACGCCGACCAGACCCAACAGTTCCCTACCAATTCATCATGTCATGGACACTTGACGATCTAATGATGTTTGGTCGCGCGTTCTGGTACATTACCTCGCGCACCGCAGACGGCTACCCTGCGACATTCACTCGATTGCCTGCCGGCTCAATCACGACGACTGACATGGTTGGGCCTGTGTGGTTTGCACCGTCAAAAGAAGTGTATTTTAACGGCGGGATGCTAGACCCAGCAAACCTCGTGCAATTCCTATCACCATCACAAGGAATGATTTACTCGGCACCTGGCGCAATTGAAACCGCGCTAAAACTAGAAGCTGCACGCAACCGCAACGCATCATCCAGCATCCCTGCCGGCGTACTAAAACAAACAGGTGGAGAACCATTAAGCGCGCAAGAACTAGCTGATTTGGCAAGCGCATTTAACGCTGCGCGAGCAACAAACCAAACCGCTGCGCTAAACGAGTATTTGACATACACAGAAACAAACAGCACACCTGACAAAATGCTGTTAATTGAGGCATCTCAATATCAAAGCCTTGAATGCTCACGACTTGCCAATGTGCCGCCATATTTAGTCGGCGTAGCAACTGGCGCATACTCATACCAATCATCCGAACAGGCTCGAGCAGACCTGTATCTGTTCGGCGTCAAACTGTATGCAGACGCAATCGCAAGCACACTCTCAATGGACAATGTGCTCCCGCGCGGAACCTACGTTGATTTTGACAGCTCAAATTATCTGGCCGAGAACTATGCCGCCGATGTAATGGACAACGAAACTATTGTTAGAGAAAACACGCAAGAGGAGATAGCACGATGATCAAATTAATTGCAGGAGATTTTACGCTTGACGCTGCCAAAGGTGACGCGCCACGCCGAACCATCAGCGGAGTAGCCGTTCCTTACAACGTGCCGGCAACGGTCTCGGACGGTACAGCTGTGATCTTCCGTCCAGGCTCATTGCCAGTCGAAGGCAAAGCACCGCGTCTGTTCATGTACCACGATGCGTCTATGCCAGTAGGCGTAGTGACCGAGCGCGCCGAAACCGAAGAAGGCATGATGTTCAGCGCCAAAATCAGCGCCACCAGCCTCGGAAACGATGCCCTAGTCATGGCCATGGACGGCACCATTGACCAAGTATCGGTCGGCGTAAATCCGACCAAGTTTTCGTATGACGAAGAAGGAACAATGATCATTGAACAAGCTTCTTGGCAGGAGCTCAGTTTGGTTCCCATCGGCGCGTTTGGCGATGCAGCCAACATCACCAAAGTCGCTGCGAGTATCCACCAAGAACCCGAAGAAGTAGTGTTAAATGAAGAAGTAACCCCAGTAGAGGAGAAACAAGAAATGTCCGAAGTAAACGAAACCGCAGTCGAGGCAACCATCCCTACTGCACCAATTTTTGCACAAGCAAAGCGTAAGTTTGATTTGCCAACACCGGGCGAGTATCTCGCTGCGATGCACATTGGCGGCGAAACTTTCCGCAACGTGGCAGCAGCAGCACATGATTACATGAAGTCAAAGCAAACAGCATTGCAAGCTGCCGCAGGTGACATCATCACTACCGACACGCCAGGTCTTTTGCCAGTACCAGTCCTCGGGCCAGTCTTCCAAGACCTCAACTTCATTCGACCAGTTGTTAACGCAATCGGCGCTCGCGCAATGCCAAACGGTGGAGCATCAAAGACGTTCATTCGTCCAACGATCACTACGCACACAAGCGTGGCTACACAGTCAAGCGAACTTGCTGCCGCATCTGCAACCACAATGGTTATTGCGTCAAACACAGTTACCAAAACCACGTTGGCAGGACAAGTCACGCTCTCAATTCAGGACGTCGATTTCACCGACCCAGCCAGTTTGCAAATAATCCTCAATGACTTAGTTGGGGAATATCTCATTGCCAGCGATAACGTCGCAGCTGACGCAATTACCGCAGGCGCATCAGCATCAGGTTCAACCTGGACATTCAACAGCACCGACCCAAGCACATTGTTTGCAGCGCTTTACGATGCAGCAACCGACATTTTGACTGCAACAAACTTTTTGCCAGACCATGTGTTTGTCAGCCCGAACGTGTGGAAATTGCTCGGTCAACAGTTGGACGGTGACAAGCGTTCAGTATTCCCATACACGGCAGCAGCCGGACTTATGGGCGTCAACGCACCAGGAACAGCAAACATCACCGAAAGGAACACGTTTAACCCATTTGGTCTGAACCTTGTTGCAGACAACAACTTTGCAACAAACACCATGGTTGTTGCACGCGGAACCGCTATCGAGTTCTACGAACAAGTACGCGGCCTAATGAGCGTAGAGTTGCCATCCACATTGGGTCGCAATTTCTCGTACGCAGGCTACGTATCTACGTTCATTGCAGACGCAGATCAAGTCAAGTCCATTATCGTCAGCCCATAATCGGAAAGGTAGGCCCGCAAAATGGCCACCTATTCGGTCACTAATAAATACCTCATTGACAACTTTGCCGTACTGCAACTCCTAACCCCCAGCGAGATTGCAGTCGGCCAGTCAATTACGGTTGCAGGCGTTGATGCAACATTTAACGGCACTTACACGGTGCGCGCGTTGCCACAGTATTTGTACATTGGCGTTGATACACAGGGCGACCTGCTCTACGACTACGAGGTGCCAATTGCTGATCAGGTGCTTTACGCCAAGACTGCAACCGATGTCGAGCGCACCGCAGCATCTGGCACCGTGTCGTATTCGCCTACTTGCACGTGGGTAAGCGCCGCTGATGTAATGACCTATTTGGGCATCACAATTACAAACCCATCAGATGATTACACGTTGCTCACGCAATCTGTGTCGGCTGGCAACCAATTCTGTTATCGCAGGCGTCAGGAATCGGGCTACATAGACTCGCTAACGACCTCACCGGGCGGAGATGCCACATTAGGCACTTTGATGTATTGCGCCGCTCTGTGGCGCTCTAGAGGCTCAATAGAGGCAACCTACGCCACCTTTGACGGCATGGGCTCAGCCCCACAGCAAAGCCTGACCCCGATCGTTAAACAGCTCTTAGGCATCCCCCGTCCAGCGGTTGCCTAATGGCTTACACCGACCTGTTCAACGAAGCAATTGATGACGTCACCGCAACGCTTACCGCTGTATCTGGTCTGCGTGTTGTAAACGACGCAACAAAACTTGTGCCTAACTGCGTGTATCTTGACGCGCCAAACTTTACAACCACGTTCGGCAACGGCAACATTGTGCGACTCGAGTTTCCTGTCAAAGTAATCGGGTCAGGCCCAGCAGGTCTGCCGATACTACGCCAGATATTGAGCATTGTGGCAAGCGTGCTTAGCTCACCAATCATTGTCATGGCTGGCCGTCCGTCAAGCCTTGAAATTGGTGGCGCGTTGTACCCGTGCTACGACCTTGATTGCGCTATTCAAGCCCAGACCGCATAATCCACTACGAGCAGTAATAAATCATCTACTATCAGAACAGAACTAAGGAGCATTAAATGGCATCAGCAACATATCTCTCAAACCCAGTCCTAACGATCAATGCTGTTGATTTGACGGACATGTGCAGCGCAGCAACCTTGACCTACCTGGTCGAAGCACTTGAAGACACCGCGTTCGGCACAAATTCACGCACCTACACCGCAGGCCTCGTAAACAACGAAGTGACCTTGACGATGTACGCATCGTTCGCTGCAACCGAAACCTACGCAACCTTGCAACCGCTCGTTGGCACCAAAACCACGATTACTTTAAAGCCAACATCGGCAGCCGATTCAGCGACTAACCCAAAGTTTATTTTGACTGACTGCTACCTTGAATCACTACCAATCATCAACGCATCCCTTGGCGAGTTGTCAACTTATGACATTACGTTTATGGGTGGCTCGTTGACGATTGACACGACACCGTAACCAACGGCTCCAAGCCGACATAGGAGACACATGAAAATCAAGTTGCAGTTAAAGCGCACGCCTGACAGCGCGCCCGAGTATTACTACACAAACCTGTTTGTGGTGACCGAATGGGAACGGCTTGAGCGCCGCAACATCCAGCAACTATCAACGCAACCGCTTTACAGCGATTACTGCTGTTGGATGCACACGATCTTGAAACTTAAAGGCGAACAGATTGGTGACAGTTGGCGTGAATGGATTAGTAAGAACCCAGAGCTGGAGATTATGCCGGTACTGGATGAGACTGACCCAAACCCTACGGACGCGGCACCTACCGCCGCCAACTAGCAGAAGTGTTGGTCGCGGTCGGTTGGTGGCCTAGCGACATTGCGTTTGACTCACGGGACTTAGTTACGGTCATTAAAGTGCTTAACGAGGCAAACAAGAAAAGAAGGTAGTCATGGCGGAAGTGTCTGCGCGCGTTGAGGTTGTAGGGCTCAAAGACGCCTTAAAGACTCTTAACAAAATTGACAAATCTTTGCGCCGTGAAATTACAAAGGATTACAAGCGCATTGTTCAGCCTGTTATTGACGATGCCAACAAGCTTGTGCCGTCTGGCGTTCCGTTGTCTGGTATGTCGCGCAACTGGCAAACCAAATCAGGGTTCCAAATGTTGCCGTGGATACCTGGCATGAAACAGAAGATCGCAGCAAAAATCAATACTCGAGCGATTAAGGAATACAACGGGAACACGACCAATGTGGGCACGTTTGGCATCCAATGGAAAGGCGCTACTGGCACGATGTTTGACACGTCAATGGCAGGCTCTCTTGGCCGTGCGCTAACAGCACGCTATGGCGGTCGTTCGCGAGTAATGTGGAAAGCGTACGAGCAACGCCAGAACGATGTCATGTCCGAGATGGAGCAACTGGTGAAGCGCGTCATGGATGAAGCGAACAGAGAGACCGCGTAATGGCAATTAATATCCCGATTATTTCAGAGTTTGACGGCAAAGGGATTAAGAAGGCTATTGCCCAATTTAAGCAACTGGAAACAACATCGGAAAAAGCCCAGTTTGCAATCAAGAAGGCGGCGGTGCCGGCAGCTGCGGCTCTTGGCGGTTTGGCGTTGGCTATTGGTGATGCAACCAAGGCGGCAATGGAAGACCAGCAGGAGCAAGCCAAATTAGCGCTTACTTTGCAAAATGTGACGGGCGCAAGCGCTAAACAAACTAAAGCAATTGAAGACCAGATCAGCGCTATGTCTCGAGCGTCTGGCATTGCGGACACCGACTACCGCAAGAGTCTTGAAGCATTGGTTCGCGGCACCAAAGACGTGAACATTGCCATGAAAGACATGAACCTGGTCATGGACATTGCTATGGCTTTGCAAACCGATAGCGCAACTGTTGCTGACGCGCTTGCTAAGGCATACCAGGGCAACTACAAGGGACTAAAAGCGTTGTCGCCAGAAATGGCGTCAATGATCAAAGAGGGCGCAAGCCTTAACGAAATCATGGACGTGCTGGGCGGTACGTTTGGTGGCACCGTTGCCAATAACGCTGAAACCGCCGCAGGCAAAATGGCGATATTCCAGAACAGCATTGCGGAAACCAAAGAGTCAATTGGCGCAGCGTTTTTGCCTGTGCTTGAAGCCGTGTTGCCAAAAATGAATGCGTTTGCTGCATGGGCTCAAGACAACCCGCAGGTCTTTACGCGCATTGCTTTGGCAATTGGCTCGATAGCGGCAGCAACAGTCGCGCTAAACGTGGCAATGAAAACCAACCCGCTAGTACTTGCTGCAGCCGCAGTTGTGGGAATGGCTATCGGTTTCAACAAGTTGGCTGACTCAATCGGTCGCGTCAATAGCGCCGCCAGATATTTTGTAGAGAAAATTATGGTGGCCATAAACCCTGCGGTCGGTTTGATGGCAAACATTTTGCGACCGTTTAACAGTTTGTTTGGTATTGGGGGCGGAAGCACATCGGCCGCATCGCCAATAACCAATTTGCAACAAATCGAAGCTAGTCAAAGGGCCGTGACTTCAAGCGTGCCGACATTGCCAACGATGCCAGCCCCAACTGGCGGTGGTGGTGGCAGTTCTGCGGCAAAAGTTGCAGCAATCAGCAAAGAAATGCAAAAAATTGCGGATATGCCGTCACTTATGCAACCAGCCACATTAGCCAACCCAGGTGCACAATTCGGCATTCAAGAGCGCATGGCAAACGTAACAGTCAACGTCACAGGTGGACTTGCTACAAGCGCAGAAATTGGTGAAAGCGTTGTTAACGCGTTGCGCGCCTATTCACGCAGCGCTGGGCCACTACAACTACAGGTCGCTTAATGCCCGGCACAGCTGTCGTTGACTCGGGCAACTATGACCTGAAGATTGCCACGGGTTTCCAGGTTGACGCGTTTGTTCTTGACGACTCGCTAAAGGGCGTACTGGATAACACAACCTATGTGCTTGACGGCACGACCGAGTTTGCCGATGTCATGGACTCAACTATTAGCGTTACTGTGCGCCGCGGTCGCCGTGACGTGGGCGATCAATTCAGCGCTGGCACCATGACATTTACCATTCAAGACGTGGACGGCATTTTTAACCCGTTTGACGAAAACAGCCCGTACTACGACACCGCCGAATCTAAGCCTGGGCTTGCTCCATTGCGCGCCGTACAGCTCATTCGATACAGCTCAACCAACGTGCCCGAATCCTTGTTCAGCGGTTATGTCGTCAATTACGACTACAACTTTGCGCTAGGCGGTCTTGACACCGTGACCGTGTATTGCGCTGACCAGTTCTACCTACTTGCACAAACCTACTTAAACCAACTAAACGTCACCGCCGAAACATCAGGCGAACGCATAGAAACAGTCCTAGATTTACCTGAAGTAGATTTCCCTGCAGGCGCTCGAGACATCTCAACAGGCACAGTCAACCTAGGCCACGATGCCGCATACACCGTGCCGGCAGGAACAAACGTGCTGCAATACATAACGCAGATTAACGAGACCGCCGAGTTTGGGCGTGTGTTCATGTCACGGTCTGGCGTGTTCACATTCCAAGATCGCATTGGAAACACGCTTAGCGCGCCTGTAGCAGATTTTCATGACGACGGCACCAACTTCAAGTATGACGGCGTGGGCATCAGTTTTGAGGCTGACTCGGTAATTAACCGATCAGTCGTTACAGGCTTAGACGGTGACACCTACACGGCAACCGACGCAACCTCAATTGCCACCTACTTTATTCAGACTTCCAGCATTACAAACAGCCTGTTGCATGAGGCCGCAGCAATCCAAGCAGCTGCCGAATACCTACTAAACCCAGAACCCGAAGCGCGTTACACATCCGTGGCAACCAAGTTTCTGATGCTTACCACGGCCCAAAAAGACACGCTGGCAACCGTGGACATTGGCGACACAATCACCATTGAAAAGACGTTCCCTAGCGGTGCCGGCACAACCGAATTGGCTCAAGAGCTGTCTGTTGAGGGAATTGAGCATTATTTAGATTTCAGCACAGGCCACAGGGTGCTGTACTCAACTGCCCCGACCACAATCGTTTACGAGCTCATATTGGACGATGCCGTGTATGGCACCATTGACACAACAAATGTTTTAGGATAGGAGCACTATGGGAGCAAACGCAGTCACAACAGTTCCGGTCTATGTAGCAGCCGAGGTGCTGACAGCAGCCGACCTCAATATCACAAACTCGGGAATACCAGTCTTTGCAACGACAGTTACCCGTGACGCAGCGTTCGGTGGCGCAGGTGAAAAGACACTTGCCGAGGGACAGTTTGCCTACATTGAAGCAACTGATACGACTCAATACTATGACGGTGCAGCTTGGCAAAGTGTGGCAACGGCTGAAACAATCGCCATTTTCAATGAGACACAAGCATCAGCAACAGCTGGTGGCACAAGCGTTGCAACGACTTACACAAAACGCGTATTGAATACGACCATTGTCAACAACATTGGCGCCACTCTCACATCAAGCGTCATCGCATTAGTTGCTGGCACCTATCGAGTGTTTGCGATGTCACCGTTTTTCAACCCAACGGCGGTCTCAATTCGTTTTCGCAACACAACTGACAGCACAACAACTATTGCAGGAGTCAACGCCTATGCCGGCGCTGCTGCAGGTTGTTACGCTCAGCTAGACGGCACATTCACAATCACAGGGACAAAGAATTTTGAGATCCAATACTTCTGCAATAACGGAGTTGCCACAAACGGTTTAGGCGTAAACCTTAGTTCTGCTGGCGTAAGCGAAATCTACACACAAATCACGATTGTGAAGGTCGGCTAATGGCAACAGAAGAACAGATTAACGCCCAGATCGGCAACGCGACCCGCGAACTAGCGCCTGGTACAACGTGGAGATATAACGAACCGGGTGACGGTTACTACTGCCTTGAATGGATGGATGACCCAAAGTTGCAACCAACAGAGGCAGCGACAATGGCTAGGGCAACCGAACTAGCAGACAACCCGCCGCCTATTGCGTAATGCGATGGCGTTCTTTTGTGGGGTACGCGCTACTCATTGCGGTAGTGATGTGGGGCTGTAGTGGGTGCACCGTTTCAAAAACTAATATCGAATATCAATGTTTTACCAAACAAAGCTGTGACTAAAACACCTGAACAACAACACGCAGGGCTAATCGTTTTCGTTGGTCGCCTAATGGCTTTGTGCTTTTCTTTTACAGTTATGGCATTTATCTACGGCATCTTGTTTGTAGATCAACCAGTAGAGCAAGCGCCAACAGACGCGCAACTTATTGACCTTTTAAGCACTTTGCTGGTATTCCTCACCGGCACGTTGTCAGGCTTAGTGGCCTCAAACGGACTAAAATCAAAGTCAAAAGAAGGAGCAAAAGATGTTGAAGCCTAAAGACAAAGCCCTATTAGCGTCCTACGGTCGCTCGGTCATTGCAGCAGTTATTGCCGTGTACTCAACAGGCAACACAGACCCAGCCGACCTAGGCAAAGCAGCGCTCGCCGCGCTTGTGCCCGTACTGATTCGATATGTAAACCCTAAAGACTTGGCATTTGGTCGTGGCAACAGCCAAAGCTAAAACAGGCGTACCAAACGCGCGCGACTACAT